GTCAAAGGTAACGTCAAGAGTGGCGAAACCTTTATTGACAACAGTCGTGCGACCGGTGGTCGAGTCCGTCTGGAGAGAGGGATACAAAAAGGTGAGGCGCAGAGCGCGCTTCTTCTTGTCACCCGAATCACGAGCGACGAGTCGAGCTTCAGGCTGATGAGCCGCGGCAGACCCGACGGTCGTGCTTTTCCAAACGGCAGCGGTGGAGTCACCGCTGGAGGGAACGACACCCGAGTACGTGATGTCAGTGGTACCATCATTTTTCTTGATAGTGATGTTTGCCAAAGTGGGCATAACGAGACTCCTAAGGAGCAGAAAGGTTAACGAAGACCCTGAATAAGCAGGGAGATGGCGTTCGCGGCACGGGTCGGGTTGAGAAAGCCCGACTTTCGGACACCGAGCTTAGCGCTCGGGATCGACGTCTGCCGCTGGACGTTCGTCACGGTGGAACCTACAATGATGCTACCCCACTGAGCGAAAGGCTCAATGTGGGTGACGTCAGGGTGGGACTCCATGAACGTGACTCGTTCCGTCGCTTTTATAGTCGAATAGGGCGTGTGAAGGTTGACTCCATGGAAAGCGGAAAAGCTCTCTAAGAAGTCACCAACATTGACGACCCAATCGAAGACAAAAGAGAAAGGAACTAACTCCCAAGCGACCGCAGCCGGATTTGTGAATCCGAGCTGAGAGGCGAGGAAGAGATTCGGGTTATCAATGGTGGCGTAAGCTCCCATGACGACCTGAATGTCCACTTGACTGTTGCGCGTTTGACGATCGCCGTAAGCACCATAGGTATGCGTCTTCCAAGAAGAAACGCTCCGACGGACACGCTGGCGGATCTGAGAGCGTGGAAACGGACTCTCCAACAGGGATATCGAATTACCAATATCCATGACCAAAGGGGTCCACCCATAAGAATACTCGAGCCAGGCGCTCGCAAAGGCTTTCGCCGATTTGCGGGGTCGGTCTCGAACGTTCGAACGGGCTGAGGAACCCAAAGCCTTAAGAAACGCCCGCGGACCCTTCTTGCGAAGGGCCCGAGCAGCACCAAGAAGCTGCAGGGCACGCGTTGCGATCATGTCGAGAGACTGCTGACGCTGGATGAGCGAAGTAGCCCAATCAGCGCGATTTTCCTGCAGCTTAGAGACGAATCTCTGGCGGCAGGATTCAACAGCAGAATCAACTTCATGATTACCGGGCCACCAGCCCGTAGCACCAACGGGGCCGACGTGAGTCGAGATCCCGTAATTGGCACCGGCATTCCCATAGTCAACCATGGGGTACCAGTGCCAAGGCCACGTACCAGAGGTATAGTAGCTAGTCGTCCGACCGTAATACGCCTCATACGGCAAGGCCAGGTTGTAAGGCCGGGCCTGCCGATAGCGGTTAAAACTACGAATGGACGAGCCCACGCCAGTACCGCCACTTCGAGTGGTTTCGTGGAATGGGCCACTAATCGGTAACGACATAGTGTAGCTCCGGTGTATCCCTTTCTCA